GTCTCCCCGCAAATGAAGCTAAGCTAGTTAATAAATGGGTAGCAGAGCACATATCACTAGAATATGTCATGGATGCAGCCCAAAAGACAGAGAAAATCTCTGCACCAGATGGAAAACATGATGATTATTGCGATAGTACAGTAATAGCTTTACACGCAGCATTAGGTATGTTACCCCCAGAATCGTCTTTTTCATCGGTAAGTTTAAATACCCCTTCACGTAATGTAGGGGGAAAAACGTTTTCTAAGTCAAATGGCGGCCTTTTTGCCAAAACTGCACGTAGAACACGTATAAATAAGCATGCACCGGGGGGAATCTAGGGAAAGCTTTATATACTAGCTTCGCATAAAGGTTTAAGATAGCTATGGCTCTGAGTGATTATTGGCCTTTTAAAAGGCGCAGTTTCGCAACTGTTGGGCAAGACCCATCCTATAGTAAGGACGACCCAAGGAGCTACGGCGCTGGAGTAATTCGAAGACTACAAGTAACGAATGACTCTGGTTTTGGAAAATCAGGGGGAACTAAGGAACCGCAAGTAGGAGACTATCGTACCTACATGAACGTTTATTTATCTGACCCTATAGTAAGAACCTTAATAGACTTACCATGTCTATACGCTTCCAAAGACGGATATGACATTGTAACAGATAGTGATGAAGAGAGAATAGCTATCACAAAGTTATTTGACGATATTAATATAGAAACACTTCTATATAGTTGGATACGTAATGGTAGGATATTTGGAACTTCATACTTAGAGTGGACCGGTGATAATTTAATTTTAAGGTCTTCTCAGAATCTTTTTGTACAAAGGGACGAAAATGGACAGATTAAATACTATTACCAAGATTTAGGGTCTGACAAAGACTCAGTGAGGTTTGAAGAAGATGAAATTATTGAATTTAAAAACAATCCGTTTGATGACTATGCTTATGGTCTTAGTGACATCCATCCAATTTTGTACTTGGTTGACCTTAAAGATTATGCAGAACGGGATATTGGTACTGCTCTCAACAAATACGCTAGTAGTAGGTTTGATATTAGCGCTGGACTTCCCGATATGCCTTATGGTCCTGACAAGATTAATGAAATTGTATCAGCCTTCAACGGATTAGAACCGGGAGAAGATATAATTCACGGTAATGATATACAAGTTAAAGAATTACAAGGTACACAAAGAGCATTTGAGTATGGTAAATACACAGATGATTTATTAAAGAAGATGCACATGGCACTTAAAGTACCTATGACAATGTGGGATAAACCTGAACAGGCACGTCCTATATTTGAACCATACGTTAGACATCTCCAGAATATGGTAGAAGCTTCAATTAATCAACAGCTTATGCCACAAATAGAATCTGGAGAAGCTAAATTTAGATTCCGACAAATGAATGTTGATGACGCTTTCTTAAAAGCTAAGACAGACATGATTTATCTTTCTGAGGGTGTTCTTTCACCTCAAGAAGTAAGATTGGAAAGAGGTCTTAACCCAGAGGGAGTAGTAGAACAGATGGAAACAGCTGAAAACGCTAATATATCTGGTGGAAAAGACGAAGATAAGAAAGAAGAGTCTGCAAGGACTGAAAACCGTGCTGGAAATCAACCAGCAGCTAACGCAACGGGGGATAGAGAAGAATGAGCGAAGAATACGTATACGAGCGATGCTTGATAGAAGTAGCTCCTGCGCTCAAGAAGCGCGGTGATAAGAACTACGAAGAGACTGCGGCAAAATTATGTCGCATGAGGGTAGATGAAGGGAAGTT